AAGATGGATGATATTGAAGAAGCTCACAGTCATGTAAACTTCTTATCAATGGCATCTGATCGTGCTGCATATCGTTTAAGAGATCAATATGATCAAGATGTATTTGGTTATCTTTGTGGTTTTGCACAATCAGTAAAACATGGTGCTGCTGATACAGCTAGAACTTCTTCCCCTGGTACTAATGCTGTTTCAACAGCAGGTGATGATGAGTTACTAACTTCAATGAAGTTAAAGAAAGGTGACTTTGCTAACATTACTACTAGTAGTGCAGGTGAACATTCTATTCCAATAGCTTCACGTTTGCCAGGTGCTACATCAGTACCAATAGCAACTGCAAGCCCATTACAAGTAATAGCTCGTATGAGCCGTTTACTTGATACCCAGTTTGTTGACTCAGCAAACAGATGGTTAGTAGTTGATCCTGTATTTGCTGAAATATTAAAGGATGAGGATAGCAGATTATTTGACTCAGACTTTGGTGGATCAGGCTTACAGAATGGATTAGTGTTGAATAATCTACATGGCTTTAAAGTGTATATTTCAAACAACCTTCCATCAGTAGGAACAGGTTCTTCAACAACAGGTACAGCTAATCAAAATGCCAACTTTGGTGTTATTGTTGCTGGACATTCATCTGCTGTAGCTACTGCTCAACAGATTACTAAGACAGAAAGCTATCGAGATCCTGACAGCTTTGCTGACATCGTTCGTGGTATGCATCTTTATGGTCGTAAGATTTTAAGACCTGAAGCAATCGTTACTGCTAAATATAATACTGCTGCTTAAAGGAGAAAATAAATGGCTACAGTAGATCAATCAAGTGGTATAAATGGAGGAACACATCCTTCAAGAGCTATCCGTAAGATGCCTTACAAAATTGAAACAGATGTTAATTTAGCAACTGTTACAACCACTAAAGGTTCAGCTATCGGATCAGCAGACGTAATTCAAGTGTTGGATATTCCAGCTAAGTCTTTGGTATATGCAGCAGGACTTGAAATGGTTACACAAGGTGATGGTAAGTATACAGTAGATTTAGGTGTTGAAACTGTAGATGGTGATGTATTTGTTGATGGAGTAGATTGGGGATCAGCAATTGCTACAGGTACAATTACTCAAATGGCTGCTGCTTATCAACCTGTTGTACTTGGCTCTGATTTAACATTAGATCTTACTATTGGTAAGGCTAATACAGCAGCAAGTGCTTTACCTACTACTGGTGTATTTCGTGCTTGGGCTGTTGTACAAGACATTAGTGATGACAAAGGCCCAGATGAAGTAGATCGTGACCAATTAGCTTAATGCTATATTGTTGATATATGGGTAGCTCTTGTTGAGAGGGTTACCCATTTTTTTTAAGGAAAGATAATTGTGGCAATTACACAAGCTTTATGTACATCATTTAAAAAAGAATTGCTTGAAGGTAAGCATGACTTTTCTGTTTCTGGTGGACATACTTTTAAAATTGCTTTGTATAGTGCAGGTGCAGCATTAAGTGCAGGTACTACAAGTTTTACAACTACTGGAGAAGTATCAGGTGCAGGATATACAAGTGGTGGAGTAGAGTTAACTAATAAAACTGCTACTACATCAGGCACAGTAGCATTTACTAGTTTTGATGATGTAGTATTTTCTAATGCTTCTTTAACAACAAGAGGTGCTTTAGTATATAACTCAACTACAGATGGCACATCTAGTACTACTAATGCTGTATGTGTACTAGATTTTAGTGCAGATAAAACAACAACTGCTTCTGATTTTACAGTAGGCTTTCCTACAGCAGATAGTAGTACGTCTATTATAAGGTTTGATTAGATATGTCTACTCAAACTATATTAGATACTACTGGTGAGTTATATGGTGTTGCTGTATATGGAACATCTAAATATTCTATAACAGGACAATTAAAAGTTATACCTTATGGAGTAGAATCAACCTCATCATTAGGTGAAGAAAGTATTACTGCAACACAGTTTGATTATACAGCAGTAGCTGATAACTATGAAAGACGTAGAACAGTTCATGTACATAGATCAACTACATCTTCAGATAGAACAGTAAAGGTAGCTTAATATGTTTACATGGCCTAGTAAAGACCCTGATGAAACAGTAGACTTTAGTATGGATTGGTCAAGATATTTAAATGATCAAGCTACTATAGATAATGTTATATGGTTTGTTGATAATGCTTCAGGAGTTAAAACTGAACTAGCTAGTGTTAATGATACTGTTAACGGAATACAGTTTGTAGGTAAATCTAATACTAATACTGTAGCTACTATAAATGTAGCACTAGGAACTAATAATTTTAAATATAAGTTTAGTTGTCAGATAAGAGATACAAGTGGAACAATTGCTGAAAGAACAGTATTACTTCCTATTAAGGAAACATAATGGCATATAATTTTTTAGGACTTGTTAATGAAGTTAATCGTAGACTTAATGAAGTAGAACTTACTACTTCTAACTTTGCTAGTGCAGTAGGATTTTATTCACAAGTTAAAGATAGTGTTAATGCTGCAATACAAGAAATAGATCAAGAATATCCTGAGTGGCCTTATAACTTTGTTGAACAAGAAGATACTTTAACTGCTGGTATTACTAGGTATAGTTTTCCTGCTAATGCTACTGTTTTAGACTTTGAAAGTTTTAGAGTTAAAGAAGATACTACATTAGGTAATCGAACACAAAAGCTACAAGTATTAACTTATGAAGAATACTTAGATAGATTTGTTGAACAAGAGTATACAAGTGATACAAGTTTAAGAAGTGTTCCTGTATATGTAGCTAAAGGGCATGGTTTAGAATATATATTATCACCTGCACCTAATAAAGCTTATACTTTAGTATATGAATATTATTTAACTAGTACAGATTTAATAGATGCAACTGATGTACCTAAAATACCTGAGATATATAGAAATGTAGTTGTTGATGGTGCTATGCATTATGCCTATATGTTTAGAGGCAATACACAAGATGCAATGGTTGCAGAAAAAAAGTTTAAAGATGGTTTAAAAAACATGAGAATTGTTTTAATTAATAAAAATACTTATGTTAGATCAACTATGTTAACAAGAACACAACGTAGTACATATGTTTATAGATTGGCTTCTTAATGCCTGATAATTTACAAACATATGCTTTTGAGTTTAAAGGTGGATTAATAAGTAATCTAGCACCTTTACAGCATGGTATACAACAACCTGGTACTGCTAGAGTATTAAAAAACTTTGAACCTTCAGTAGAAGGTGGGTATAAAAAGATATTAGGTTATACTAAGTTTGATAGTAATATAGTTCCAGGTTTTAATGTTTGTAAAGTACATGGAGCTAGTCAATCAGGTACAACATTAATATTAGGAAATGTACATTTTACACCTGTAGTAGGAGATACTTTAACAATAACAGGAGTAAGTGGTACATACACAGTAGCATCAGGTGGTGTAAGTTATAGTAGTACAACTAAAAGAGTTACACTTACTTTAACTACTAGTTTAGATAGTAGCCCTGCTGATCAAGCTAATGTAACTTTTACTACTGATTCTAGTAAAGCTATTAATGGATTAGCTGCATGGGAATCAACAGTTATAGCAGTAAGAAATAATAATGTTTTTAGTTCAGCAGGTTCAGGTTGGACACAAATAAATGTAAGTCAGTATGGAGTACCTAGAGTAAATGGTGGTAGTCAAAGTGGTGGAACTTTAAATGTTGATGGGCTTTTAGATACTGAAGGAAAAACATTAATACCACAAGTAGGAGATACATTTACTATTGCAAGTGTAGCTTTAGTTTATACAGTAACAACTAAACCTACAGTTAATGCAGCAGGTGAATCAGCAATAGCTATATCACCTAATTTAAATAGTAGCCCTAGTAATGATGCTGTAATAACATTTCTAACAGCAGCAAAAGTAAATGCAGCTACTAATATAAATAGATTTTCTAAATATAGAATAGGTACAACAGAGAAGATAGCAGGTGTAGATGGTACTAATTATCCATTTGTATATGATGGAACTACTTATACACCTTTAACAGGAGCACCTAATGATGTATTAGGTGCATCTCATACAGCATCATATAAAAATCAATTATTTTTTGCTAAAGGGGATGTATTAACTTTTACTGCACCTTATACAGATAATGATTTTGATGCAGGTAATGGTGCTGGAAATATAAGTGTGGGTTCTAAAATAACAGGTTTAATTGCTTTTAGAGATCAGTTAATTATATTTAGTGAAAATAAAATTGATAGGTTAGTAGGTAATACTATAGCTGATTTTGTTTTACAACCTGTAACTAGAAATATAGGATGTATAGATTCAGATACTATAAGAGAGGTTGCAGGAGATGTAGTATTTCTTGGGCCTGATGGTATTAGATCTTTAAGTGGATCAGATAAAGTGGGAGATTTTGATTTAGCAGTTATATCAAAAACTATACAAAAAGAAGTAACAGATGTTATTTCTGGTAATTCATCTTTTGCTAGTGTAACTATAAAAAATAAATCTCAATATAGATTATTAGGATTTAATTCTAATATTAGTGATTTAAATGCTACTGGTATTTTAGGAACACAATTAGCAGGGCCAGAAGGTACTATGTTTGGTTGGTCAGAAATTAGAGGATTTAAAGCATTTGTTGCAGATAGTAATTATAAATCTAAAACTGAAACAATAGTATTTGCAAATACAAATGGTTATGTGTATAACATGGATTCAGGTAATTCTTTTGATGGCTCTACAATAGAAGCTACATTTGCATCACCTTTTGTAGCTTTAAGTGATCCTGAGTTTAGAAAGACTATTTTTAAATTACATTTGTATACAGAACCTTCAGGTAGTTTTGAAACTAATACAAGTTTAAAATTTGATTTAGATGCACAAGGTAGTGTTCAACCAGTATCAATACCTTTTTCAAATACATCATCAGGAGTTTCAGGTGTATATGGAAAAGTAACTTCGACATATGGTACAGCAGTATATGGTGGTAGATTAAAAAAGAAATTTACAGCACAAACAGTTGGATCAGGATTTAATGTTTCAGTACAGTTTTTTTCAAGTGATTCAAATCCTTCTTTTTCATTAGATGCTGTTACTTTAGAATATGGCACTTTTGACAGACGATAACAATGGGGTAATTTAAAATGGGTACAGGCTACATTAGAAATGATGAAAGTAATAATATTGATGATGGTAATGTAATTAATGCATCAGATTTAGATAATGAATTTGATGCAATAGTAGCTGCATTTGGCACATCAGGACACTCACATGATGGTACGGCTGCTCAAGGTGGCCCTATTACTAAAGTTGGCCCAGCACAACAATTAGAAATTAGTGCTACTGGTTTATCTCCATCAACTACTAATACTTTAGATTTAGGTAGCACAGCTAAACAATTTAAAGATATACATATAGATGGTGAAGCTAATTTAGATAGAGTATCTGCTGATGCCATTCATGTTGCTGGAGCAGTTTCTGTAGATAGCACATTAAGTGTAGTAGGTGCTGCTTCTGTAGGAGGTAGTCTAGGAGTTAGTGGAAATGCTTCAGTTGTAGGTACTTTATCTGTAGGAGGAGAATTTACTTTTGCTACAGCAAATGTTTCTGGAACATTAGGAGTTGTAGGAGCAGCTTCCGTGGGTGGTACATTTAATGCAATTGGTAATACTTCTGTAGGTGGCACATTTACAGTAACTAATGATATGCATGGTTCAGCAGATTTAGATATTAAAGGTGCAGTTTCTGTTGGAGGTGTGACTACATTTACTAATGAAATAAATGTTGCAGGTGGTATTTCAGGAGCATCAACTTTAGATATTAAAGGTGATGCATCTGTAAATGGAACATTTAGAGTAATTGGTGAAACTAATTTAATGGATGCTGTTTCTGTACAAGGTATTTTAACTACTAACAATAAAATAGTAGGTAAAGAAGATATACATACAACTGAAACAATGTCTGCTGGAAGTACTTTATTTGTTCATGCAGCTACAACATTAAATAATAATT